GTTTGTCCTTTCTAGACTGTGTCCTTGTTGCTTTTTTCTTTTTTTGTATGCTTGTTGGCACGTTTTACCTCAATATAGTTTTTAGGAATGTCAGTTTTAAACAAACTATCCACCTGATTTATAAATTTTTTAAAGCTAAAATTGTATTTCGTAAAGTCAATCAAAATTTTATCTGTAATTTAATTTAAAATAAAACGCTTGTCAAGTCTTTTTTATAGTAATTTCCAACTTTTTTTAGTTGGCATATAATAATCTTCTTCTTCTACATAAACTCTTTCAGCATCATGTGCTGGTTTGTAGCAATTTTTGTTAGCATAATAAAATCCATCTAACAAGTCATCATGCTTACCTCTAGGATATAATGTTAGCTCATCTACTAATGCTTGCATACTTTTTTGTATAAATACTTTACCATTAGCAAAGATGGGCTGTAAACTTTCTAACCTGTAAGATTTTCTAGTTCTAGGATTTTCTTTTATTTCTAATCCTGGTATAAACATACCCATCTCTTCTGCCTTCTCTTTAATGTATTGACGCAACATTTCTTGATAACCAACAGATTCTATTCTTGTTTTAGAACTTTTATAGTTTTTAAAGTTCTGTATAATAGCATCTGCTAAATCTAAAGGAGTCGCCCTCTTTCTGAAATACGGGAGTACCCAACGATTATTATCACTATCAATAGCAATATTGAATATAACACTATAGTCTGCTCCTTTCTTAGTACTAGATGCGGGATCGACACCAGTAAACACGTTTACAGGTCGAACATCCTGCACTTCCTCACCATTTACGTTCGTCAGTACAAGATTCGACAATCCCTGTTGATCTCTTTCGATGTATCCATCGTAGTAGTTAATATCTTCGGCACGAAATAGATTGTCTTCATCTCCTACGATTTGACACAAATATTCTCTATAAAATACCGACAACCTGTTAATACTATCTAATTCTGATTTCTTTTCCTTTAATTTATCTATGGGCCATACTTCTGGCCATAAACTTATATTAGTTTCTAAGTCTGGACTGAAATGCATATTCTTCCAACCCTTCATATCTTTTAACGTCTCAACCATACATCGCTCATGCTGCGGAGTACCAATGACACAGATTCTACCACGTAACGGGTCAAGGGATGGAACACCACTCTGCAACAACCAACGTAGATTATATTCCATTGCCTCAGAAGTCTTTGTATTATTCTCATCTTCTGGATCATCAAGTACCAACAAAGTAGGTCTCTGGTTCCCATGCTTAATCCCCCTTATCTGTTGTCCTGTTCCTTTACATATAATTAAACTACCATCTTTAAGTTCTACCTCTGTATTTGTCCACTTCCTTGCCGATTGTTGACCCCAATAGCCAAAAAAGTATCTAAACTCTTGAGAATAGTCTAATACATCTTTTATAGTACCTAACAACTTTGTAGCATGTGATTGTGTTCTAGATACTAATACAATAACTTTTATACCTTTATCAAACATTAAATGCCATAAAGGATAAACACCAGCAACAATAGATGACTTAGCATGACCACGTGGTGCTATAATATTTATTTGTTTATGTTCTCCAGATAACTCTTTTACTATATCGTAATGAAACCCTGGTGAGTTCTCACTAAACATGTTGGGCATAACCATACGACCAAACAACAACATATCTTGTTGCATTTCTAATAATATTTTCTTTTTATCCATTAATCTTTTATAACTATAGTAAGTTGAAAGTCTTCTAATACTTGAGTTAATACTGCTAAAAACTCTATGACATTGACTTTCTTACCTTCAATCTGTATCGTTTTCTTCATCTACCATTCTCGTTTGTGTTGCTTTTAACTTTTTAGTTTGCTTATCATACGTATCAGCTATTTGATGTGACATATCCATTTCTATAGACTCTGTAACCTGTTTGTTCTTAGGTTGCATATCTAAAAATACGGACAACTCTTTAGCTGCACGTATCATATTAGCTGGATCTTCTTTTACTTTAGCTGTATCTATCGCATCTTTCATTACATCTAATACATATCCTTCGTCAATTTGTTTATCAACTAGTATTTCTTTTAGCTTATCAGCCATAATCTTCTTTACCTCTTTAGTTCTTAGTAGTTTTCTTACAGCAACCTCTGGATTTTTTTGATCAGGTCTGTATATTCTACCTATTTTGTCCATATCTGGCGTTTCACCTGCCATTTTGTAGGCTAAAAACGCATCTATTGCTAAATCTGCTCTATTTCTAGTAGATTCTAGCTCTGCATAACTTTTTGTAGACACATTACTATAGTTTTTACTATAATAATGGGGTTCAAACTCTAGTTTAGCAGTTTTTTTAGCCCATTGCCTACCATACGGAAACACCATTTCAATGCTTGTACCGTAAATGTTACGCTGTAAACACTCAGCCACATAACCATCGTCACTAATTCCCCAATCACCTGGGTTACACTTGTTCCAATGTTTGTATTTCTTACCAATCTTTTGAAATTCTTCTTTGGTATATACTTCATAATCAGTGGATTCAAAGTTATTTACTTTCAGTCTTCTTGTTATCTTTATCATCTAATGGGTATTTTTTTTCTAAAAATTTTAGAAAGTTTTCTTTGTCACCTTTCATATCCATATATTCATCTAGGGCCCTATCACCGTTGAAAACTTGCAACTTTAATTGCTCTAACTGAACCATCAAGGCCCCAATCATACCTGCCATCTCTTTTATAGAAGGTTTTTTTGTATTTTTTTTACCTGTAATCATTTTTTTCTTGACATCCTTGTTTTTTCTTAGTATACTTTAAGTACTACTTAACACATGTGTTAGTATACTTTAAGTATAGCTAGTTTAATGTTCTAGCAATTCTTATTCCTAATTCTAAAGTTTCATATACAAAATCTATTTCAGCCTGAGCATAGTGCATACTCTTAACATGTATATGTTCTTCGTTACCTGGTTCAAAATCAAACTCAATCCACTTATCTGTAGATCTATCAAGTTTTTGTAACTTTCCAGTCATAACCATCTCAAACAACATTTTCTTAGGAATTTTCATAATTTCATATAATATAAAACCAATTATTTAAAAATGCAACTAGAATGTGTGTGCGTGGTATATAGTATACCTACCTCACCTTATTTTGCCTTTGTTTTTCTAAAAAAGGTTTATTTTAATTAAATTAATGAAAGGTTAAAAAAATGGATAACGAAAATAGAACAGTTAAATGTGTTGGATATACTATTGCGTCTGATAGTTATACAACCCACGAAGTAAAGAAAACATCTGATTTACCAAACAACTTGGTATCGGGACAATTTGTAGAGTTTGATTATAAATTGACAGATGATGAAAGACAAGCACAATCAACCCGACTATGTGCAAATGGTTATGAAATATCTGAAAGTAATTCGGCAGATAGTGATACCACTTGGCCTAAACACTTTTCTGATAGTGTAAAGTATGCTATCCAGAAAGTTAAAGCGTCTAAATCTTGTAAAGGATTAGGTGCTTAGTCAGTTAGTTAGTGAGTAGATAGATAATTAAGTTTGTCTATCTACTTGCTTTTTTATATAATACCCTACAATAAGGGCAATGAAAGGAAAGAGTAATGGATATAGAAACAAGCAAACTTGCTATTAAATTAATTAATCAGTTTAATCACGAGTTTGACAATAGAACTATTCTACCAGATTCAATAACAATGATAAAACTTAGTAAGTTAAGTCAGAAACAGTTATTGGATTTGATAGGCTTAATAGATCGTAAGAAAGTAGTTATTGCAATGCGTCAACTACTTAA